GCGCTCAAATCTTCTTCTACTTCAATTTCTGGCTTGACCTCCGCTTCTGGGCTAGTTCCTTGATCAAAGTCGGCTTGCTCTTGCTCTTTGCGCATTTTCTTTCTTTCTTTTTCTTTTGCGTCATCATTTTCAAGCTTCTTTTTTGCTTGTTGAGCTTCAGGAGAATCGCTTACAGTTTCGGTAGTCAAATCAATATGTTTAGTGTGTAAAGTGCCACGAAGACGAGAAAGAATATCGTCAATACGACTTGCAATATACTGATTTGAGTCAAGTGATTTATTCATCGCTTCTGCTAAAGTAGGAAATAATGAAGCTAAACCTAGACGATCTAGCATCATGTCAATCATTGCTAATTGACGTGGAACTTCTCTAACCTTAAAGATTTTCGCCAGTTCTTCTAATTTATTTACAACATCGGAGATGGTTAAGTTTGTAAAAGCGCGATCGACTAAATTATCAAAGTCTTTACCAGAAGAAACTTCTTCTTGGACTTCAATATCTGCTTTAGGGGCTTCATCAGTGGGTGCTGCTGGCGGCGTTGCATCTTGAGCCTCTACGACCAAATTTTTATCTTCAGTATCATTGACTTCTAGATTATCGGCAGGATCCAACTTCTTAAGAAATAATCTCATTCCCTCAGCAATAGGCTCTTCAGCTGGCTCTGCGGCTAAGTTTGGATTATTATTGCCAGATGGTATTCCGGGCGTTGCGACGGGTATAGCTGGACCTGGCAAGCCTGCTCCGGCTGTTGGTGCGGCGGGTTGAGTAGGATTAGCGAGGGCGGGCTCGGTTCCATCTTGAGCGAACTTAACTAAAAAGCTAGAGGCTTTATTAAAACCACGTCTAGTAAGAATGTTAGCTTCGCGAACAATTATATCTTCATAAATTTTCGAAGCAACGCTGACCTTATTTACTGTTTGAATTTTCTTCTTTAACTCATAAATAATGTGCAGCAACGCTTCCATTTCACTACCAGCAAAAACTTGCCCATCAGTAGATCGAACGAGTCTTTCGGCAGAGTCTAATCTACTTAAAACTTTAGCGCGTTGTCTTTCGATAAGCTCACGTTTTTCTTCTGCAAGAACATGAGCATTCTGAGAAGGGTCTTTGGCGGACTCAATTTGCTGTCCAGGATCTTGAGCAATAGGAACAAAATACCCGGCACGATTAACATCTTGCCAATAAGAAACCTGAGCTAATTTATTTGGCAAAGCAGTATCTTCCTCGCTCGAATATTTTTTATGAGCGTTTTCCTCATAGTATTTTAACCATTGAGTGAAATCTTTTTTCTCCATATTGGACCATCCTGAAGTAGTCTTATCAAAAGCGGCAGTTTTATCTGCGCCCTTATGAACAAGATAATACATACTTTTCACTGATTCCAGCCACTTTGAAGTATTATGTGGTTCCGGAAAAGGAATATATTGATCATAATTAGGGTATGCTTTTGAGATTTTACCTGTCATGCTATTATTTATACCCTTTAATGCCTCGGATGTGCCAATTCCTTACTTTTTGTCTTTATCTTTATCCTCATCTTTTAGCATAAGATTAATCTTTTCATTTAAAACTTTAACCTCAGTTAATTTTTGATCCGTCTGAATTTCTTTTTCAGTAGGAAGCTTAAATTTAGCCATTTTTTCACCAAAAATTTCCATAAATCTAAGAGAGCTTTCTAAATCCATTTCAGCTAAAGTTTCTCTAATTGCCTCTTGGAGCAGAGAAACGTGCTGATCAATGTGTTGTACCGTCACCTGATGTTGAACAATTTGGTCAGGCGAGCCGAGGACATATTTAGAGTATTTCTCTAGCATGCCGCCGAGACGATCAAAATACTCTAAATGCAATCTTTCTTCGCGAGTATTAATTATATTTGGATCATTTTGAATTTGATCAAATATTTGCATACATCTAATTTCGATAGTTGCAATAGCTGTGCCCAATATCTTTTTAATATCTAATTCGTTAGTCGCTTGGGCTAACATAACGTTTTTATAAGTAATATTATCTTGAACAGCTAATTGTAATTCGCTCTCTCCACCAGTTATAATGGCTAATTGAGTTTTAGCGACATCAGCTTTAATCATGGAATAAACGTCAAGAAAATTATCTTGAAATGCTTTTAAAGATTTATCGGCAATAACAAATTTGGCTTCGCTGATATTGGTATATTTTGCAGCAAGCCATTCGTGAATATCTTTAGTTGGAATTCCAATTAATAATTTGGATATTATTTCATCTTTATCGGGGTGCTCTAATATCTTTTTAACTGGAGTTGATTTCTTTTCTACCATATTATTTTATTCGTAACGGTTATGCTCGTTGAGTCTTTTAAGTAATTTAGCCACATGAGCGGGGGTCCAACCTTTGTATGCCGATCCTACCTGACCCCACATATAAGGATCTCCTTCTGATAAAAGTTTAAGCTGACGCACTACATGTCCAAATGGAAATTCACCATCATAATAATCTTCTGAAAACCTATCGCCTCTTTCTTTGTGAAAAGAAAAATGTTTTTCAAAATCTGGAGGTAAATCTGATTCTACCCCTTTATTTAATAAATTATTACCATGCTCAATACTAATCATTTGATTTTCTAACCAGGGCTCTCTTTCGGTATCTGGTCCTGATAAATCTTCTAATAATTCCTCGTCAGAAGAATTAATTGCTAAAACCAATTTTGTTAAAATTTTATGCTGATTAGATGCAATTTTAGCTAATTTAATAAGAATGCTTTTATTGTTCATGTTGGTATTTTACGGGCTCATCGTGCTTTAAAAAACTCTTTAAAGTACTCATCTCCATTAGAGCTTCATGAAGTTTAACTTTTGCCCGCTCTGCAATTAATCCAAGACTTTTGCGAGTAACTTCTTGTTCAGTAGATCCTCTCGCCTCATCAGATAATAAAGTTACAAGCTCCTTGGCATCTACAATTATTTTTAAAAGTTCATCAAATGAAAGGTTGGATTGCTCCATATTGTTGGTTCCTGCCATTTTTTCAAATTCATCAACTAATTTACAAATTTTTTCAAATGACATAATTACCTCTGATATCCATTAAGGCGTGATTCGCGAGTATCGAACATAGAGTGGGGCTCGCCCATGTCCATTTTTTCAGTTTGAAGAGCTACGTCTCCGCCTGGAACTTTTTCGCCTTTTTCATTAGTATATCCGGTTTGATAATTATAGACTTTTTTATCTAATGAGCATTGAAACATGGCTTCGCCAACGCGAGCCATTTGTGCGCCCGCATGATCGGGGCAAGTTCTACAGCTTAATGCAGCTTCCATTGGAGCATATTCTTTATAGTACGGGCTAGATTTAATAGCTTTTTCCGCATCTCCCAATTTTTTCTTTTGGGTTGGCGTTCCCTTTGAATCTTGGTATTGTCTCTTTAAAGAATCTAAGTGTTCATCTTTGGCGCTTTTAAATTGGTCAAGGCTTCCTGGTGGAGCGGCAATAGTTAAAAGAAGCTCATCAAGAACTGATGCTGATTTTTTCAAATCTTCATCATCGGAAGCATCAAATGCCATCGCTAATTCCACAATGTGATCGATAGAATTTGGCGATAACTCTGAGTATTCTGAAGGCTCAATAGCATCCACGTCAGCTGCACCTTTTCGAAGAGCTTGCGCCGCCTCAAAACATACCGTTGCCGTAGCCGTAAGGCTTTCGTCATCGTGCTCAGCCAATAACATAGCCTCATTGTCAGGACTTTCTAGCCAAGAAGCAATCGCATTAAGTAATTCTGCTACTCTCATATTAACCTTTACCTTTACTTTTGTGATAACTTTTAAGCGCCGCTGCGTTCTTTTTATCTTTAATTACTTTTTTAACGATCGCATCTAACTCTTCTTGAGTTGCATATGGACCTAATTTTGCCTTTGCGTCATCATAAAGAGACTCAAGCATTAATCGTTTTTTGAGATCGGTGAGCGGCGTGCCGCGCATTTTTACAACAGATTTTTGTGTTGGATTTTTACCAGGACCATAATCCCAGGTAGGTATAATTCTATTTTCTCCGAGGATTTTTTCAGCCTCAGGCATTCTGATTAATAATCCTCGTAAATCATGTAAATTCATGATTCTCTTAGATTCTTCCCAGATTGTCATCTGCAAGCCCTTTACAGCCTCTGAAAGATCAAAAACGTCTTGCTTCTCTAAAGTTTGATCTTTAGTAATCAGCCAGCGTAATTCATTAAGCTTCTCAATTAACTTAATGTTATAATTGAAGCAATTTTTTAAATTGTTGCCCTCAATATAATTGACGAAATTAATCATCAATCGATGAAATTCATTCCAAATTTCATTATCGACAAATTTAGTATTTAACTCTTGAAATAATGGAAGTCGGGTAATACCCTCTTGAAGTTTCTCATAAGATAAAATCAATTTATCTTTAAGGACTCTAACTTTATCACCATTAATAACGGCTCCAAGTGAATCGTCAGATTCAAAGGCATACTTGGCTACAAAGTATTCTGCAAGTCCTCTGATTCCCATGGATTATCCAAATATTTTTGAATGAAGGAAGAAATTTCCTTCATATGTCTCAGCCATACCTCTTCTATAAAGTGGACGACAATTTCCATGTTCATCTTGATAAACCTTATGAACTGGTAATCCGGTATGACCACATACTGGATGTTGGCTTGTAGCAGTTTTAACAACTAGAGAACATTTACACTCTTCGGCTGCAACTTTTTCTACGCCCAATGAATTTACATATAACGCAAATGCTGAGTGATAAGCCTTAGAATCGCCTTGTTGTTTAAGAACATTAAGGGCATCTTCCGCCTTGGAAAGATTTCCGTCTGCCATAGCAGTACGAACATTTTCAACTAATTCGCTTGGCTTCAAGCTATATTGTGGAGAAGCGACTGCGGCGACTTTGCTATCAGTTTCATCATTAATAAATAATGAGCTTACGTTTTCTCTTGTGAAAGATGAAACGGTTCCATTACAAACCATGATGTCTGGATTTATCGCTTTGTTATTTGCAAATTTGACTGGAACTCTAAAAGCAGTTCTTCCATCATATAAGCTAACGGCATAAAATATTGAGGTATCATCGCTGCCCATAACAGTTACTTGTGGATCACTAAATCCAAATGAAGTAATAGCTCTGGCAACAATCTCTCTGCCTAAATCAACCTTTGTTGCGCCGAACTTAAAATTCGCCATACCAGAAGGTGATTCGAATTTAGCAGCAAAACTGCCAACTTCTGCGCTTTGCGGAAGGGAGACGACGGCGTTTTTTGGTTCATTTGGAGTATGTAATCCAACAATTTGCCCAGCGCTAAAATTATCTAAACCAGATTTTGATGCAGTAAGTCTTGTCATCGCCATCTCTGCATCGCTAATTTCATTAGGATTTGAAATGGCAGAAGTAAGAACATTTACGACATCTTCGGCGCGGACTTTAAGAGTTTTGCCGGCGAAAGAAGTGATATATTTTTTAATATTTACGTGATTTAAATCCTGGGGACCAGCATTTGCCATAAAGACTGAAGGCTCAAGGGTTTTACCCTTAGAAACTTCAACTGGAACAAGAATGCTGGTAATTCCTTTTGGGGTATCATAATCAGCTTTTACTATGATAAAATGCTCATTACCTGACTCTACTTCAAGTCTAGAAGCTTTAAGATTCCAGGCGTCAAGATTGGAACTGACTGCAAACTTAGCCTTTTGGGCAACTTCTTTTGAATAAAGCTTTAGTGGAACAGTATTATCAAATACGCTAGCCAAGGCATTCGCAAGAATTGGATCTGCTGATTCATACATGTCAGCCATAGGACCCTGATGTTTAGGCGCTAATTGTGGGGTCGCAAGCTCAGTGCCAACACCCATTTCAGTCTCAAAATATTGAGCGAACTTAGTTCCTCTAGTATGTAGTTTATTATATAATGTTTTAAGTTCTGCTCTGGTCATGAACATTGCTCTACCAGAAAGCTTAGAAACGACATCAGCTGCCATCACGATAGTTTGATCGTGTGGGTGAGTTTCCGCAAGTTTTTGTAATTTAGCTGAAAGCACAGGGACGGCGATTTTTTCGTTATTATCGACCATTTTTGCTATGGAACTAACTAATTGTTGCATTTTATCGAGGCTCATGATTACCTTATTACGCTAACTCTGGGTATTTAACTAATACCGAGTTCTTAGTTGGTTCATCTAAATCGGCTAACAAAGCTTTGACTAGCTTTTTGTTCTCTGCCAATTTGCGTGGTAAATATTTTTCTACCGTGTCCAGCTCTGTATCCGGCAAACCTAATTTAGAAGTTGCGACCTTCGTAATCGGGTCTCCTTTATAAAAAATATTTAATACTTTTGCGGTCTTAGAAAGAATTACTTCCCAAGGAAGTGAGGCTGCTTTTACAGTCTCCTCTTCTTTTTGATCGTATAAAGTGACAATATAATCGCCATCATCGGCACTTTGAATTTGCCATAATGCCGCACCTTCGTCGCCATCTTTGAATCTAACAATATCAAAAGCGACCGTCTCTAAACGATGTTTAACGTCCGAAAGCCTGTAGGCTTTCTTGGAAAGTTTAGTTTCTAACTTTGTGTAATCTACTGAAAATTTTCGCATTACGTCTCCCATTAAACACAATATGCTCTTATTAGATAAATAATTATTGGTATAAAGAGGACATTGTTAAGTGGTTTTATTCAAATTAATTTGAATTTTACCATTTTTCTGCGCGAATTTCTGACATCCTGGCAAGGATTTCTTTAATAGCAGTATCGTTCTCTATAATCTTTCTAATTTTCTTACGAGCCCCGCCGTAGATTTTTTTGCCATTTTTGTAATCGACGTTGCCATTTAAACTTTTAGTAATGGAACTTTGATTAACATTGAGCATCTTTGCGATTTCCATTTGCGTATATCCGTCAGCATACAACTTAATGACTTGTTTTTGTCTATCCGTAAGAAGATCATTAACAATTCGCCAAAACTCTACCTTCAACTGATCATCCAGCTCCAATAAATCTTCATTATATTCATAAGGATTCAAACGATGAGAGATGGAGTCATCATTACTGAATGACTCCATCATATCATTAGAGTAAAGTTTCTCTAAAAGGTACCATTGGTAGGAATCTGATCTATTCTTTTTCTTTTCCATATTACACTTTATCCTTAACTATATACGTTTTACATTTCACTATATTAAATATACTATCTTGAGAAACACTATATTTAATACCTAATTTCTTTTGACTCATTATGTTTATGCTGAGACCAACGCAAAGCAGGATTATTGGTCTGCCCAAGATACACTTTAGCATTAATTTTATTGGTAATTCTATAGATAAAGTACATGATGAAGGAATAGATATAATCAAATAATCATATATTAATAATGAATTTTGGAATTTTTAGCAGCAAACGTCAGAGTATCTCCGTCGTTGTCTTTCAAATAATCATCCATATCTTTATATCCCTCGGGAAGATACATGTTATTGATATTTACAACATTGCCAAATTTATTTTCTGCCGAGGACCTTCCTCTTTCTCCCGCAGCATCATTATCTAATAAAAGAATTATGTTTTTTGTATATCTAGCTAAAATGGACACTTGATAATCTGTCATGCCTGCGCTGCCCAAAGCTACAATATTATTAATTCCCTTTTCAGTTGCCTTAATAACGTCAAACTGACCCTCAACAACATAAACAAAGTCTTTCTCTATAATTCCAGCTTTACATTCATAAAGTCCAAATAAATGTTGTCCTTTTTTAAAATCAGTATTTTTATATTTCTCTACCCTTTTAGGTCTTTTAGATTCATCCAATAAAGATCTGCCAACAATACCGACAATATTGCCATATACATTTCTGTATGGCATAATTAATGGCTGATTCTCAAACCATGGATGATAGATTGTTCTTGATGAAACGGAATCTTCTATATCTTCGCTCCATAATAAACCCATTTCTCGTAAGGCGTTCTCTCCAACAAGAGAGGTTAGCAATCCAAAATATTCTACGGATGGAAAATATCCAAAGCAATACTTCTCTTGCGACTCTCTGCTAATCCTAGCGTCAAGATAAGACCTTACTACTTCGCCTTCCGGAGAATTAGCTAATAGATATTGGCAAGCCTCTACTACTTTTTGTAGGTGATTCATTAGAAAATATAGTTTTGAGTCAAAGAAGTAATGTTTTGTGACTCTGGAATTATAATCGATCCATTATCAACCCATGATGACACTATAATTTCAACTTCTTTTTCAATCATATCCATAACCATTGGAGTTAAAAGCTCAAATAAATATAGTTTGCCAATAACGGCATTAATAATATGAATGAATTGGTCTCTATTATTGCCAACAAAATTCCAAGATGGTAATGCTGGGACAAATTCTATTTCAACGAGTGATGTTTGTGGGTGAGTTATCTTAATAGTGGGTTTCACTTATACTTCCTTATCAGCTTTAGCTAATTTTGACTTTAACATATCTTTAAAGAAGTCTGTTAAATTATCAATTTCTTTTTTACACGCTCCGCAAGTAATTTTATCATTAATAAGTAGCGGACGATCTTCCTTATTACACTTATTGCATTTGACAGCAAAAGATGATTTGTTGTTCTCTCTATACTGTTTAACGGCAACCAATTGAACTTTCATAAAATGATTAACTGTTATTTCCTCGTTGCACGCTGAGCAATAAACTTTATCTTTTTTAGGATCCAAAAATGGAGCTTGGTATTTATTACATTTCGGACATGGCATTTGTATCATTTTTGTTCCTCGGTCAAAACTCCAATTAGCTTCTCTATATCGGAAGGATAATTTACATTGACTATAACACGCTGCTTTCCACTTCTATTTACGCCAAGTTTCGGTAAAATTATTTCTTCTTTATTTTTAATTAATTTAGGGATATCTATTTCTTTGTTTCCATCGATTGTATTGATGGTTCTCTTGGCGCCTTGAAATGCTTCCAATAAAGAAATATCAACGGAGGAGAGCACGTCCTGCTCTGCCAAAGAAAGCCCCGGTGCGGGGGTCACGTTAATTTTTAAGAATGCATTAGAGTACCCCAAGAATCCTCCAGCATAGTTGCCCATGCCCTGCAAATGAAGGACTGCGGAGTCAAAAACGCCCGCTGGTATCTTGACGGAGACCGTGCTCTCTGAATCTACGGAACCTTCAGTTTTACAGGTGGTGCAATCTTCTGTATTTCTGGCTCCACGGCATACATGGCAGACTGTGCCAATCATCCCGTTATTAGTACGATTAAACACTCTACCAGAACCGCTGCAGGTTGCACATCCGTTAGATTTATTTATTTTTCCATTGCCTTGACAAGAATTGCACCTTACTTTTCTTTTAAAAGTAAGATTTCTTTCCGTTCCAATAATTGATTCTTTAAAAGAAAGAGTTGCGTCTAAATAAATATCTTCAACTATAACAGTTCTAGTCCCACCATTAGCGTGTTGGTTTGCAAATCCATTAAAGAAGTCTGCAAAATTTACAGATCCTTGGAATCCGCCTTGAAACCCACCACCCTGAAATTGATCGTCAAATTTGTTAGAGTCAATGGCTTGATAGGCAGAATTTATCTTTTTAAAATTATCTATGGCGTCAGCATCTTTATTTACATCAGGGTGATATTTGGCTGCAAGCTTTTTAAAAGTTTTCTTAACTTCCTCTTGGGTTGCGGTTGATTCTAAACCTAATGCTTGATAAGCTTCTTGTTTCTTCATTTATTTTTCTTAACTTTTTTCTTTTTAGGTAGCTTGGCTTTTATGGAGCATTTCCCGGTCAAACAATATGCGTGAAACAATGCGACCGCAATTCCGTCAGCTTTATCATAACTCTCTACTTTGACTTTACCTTTTTTATTATATTCCCACGGAAAAGTAATTTTTAAATGAGTCGCCACGATTTCCGGCATCTCTTCTTTAGCCGGAAAATCTGGAGTTAATTTTAGCCCGTGTCGAATGGCAAGCACCCCATGCATCTCTGGGCACTTCTTTAAATAATCTAAAGAAATAAGACCAATCATTCGATTAAAAGTGGCAAGAGTAATTATAGTATTAGCGGTACTTTTTCCTCTAATAAACATTATTATATCTTCGATAGCAATTTGATCGGGCTTAATTGTCTCAATTAACTTTTTAATCTTATCTCTAGTATCCGCAACTCTTTCTAAGATAGTTCCTTTTTTAATTGGTTTCAAATAAGCGCAAGAAACGAACTTTATATTGTTATTATCATCTACCGTTAAAACGCAGTATCCGATCGTCGAACTACTCACGTCAAACCCAAGAATTCTTTTAGTTGCCATAATGCATATATATCGTAATATGCTGAAAAGAAAAAGGGAGCCCGATTAACTCAGGCTCCCTTTAAAAATTACTCAGTCAATATTAGGTTGCGGCGTTGGTGTCATAATCGGGGAACATGTTATTAACATTTTCGTCTTCATTTGACATTTCAACTACTGGAGCCGCCTTGCCCTTTGGCGCTGAAGCTGATTTTCCGCCAGCTTTAGGAGCGGTTGGTTCTGGCATCGCCAAAACGCCTCCAGGACCAAGAATCTTATCTAATCTCTTTTGGACAAAATCAGCCTGTGGAGGAGAGACTTTGCGCTTAAGATCATCAAGATCAGCCTTATCTCTGGTCATTTGATCTTCCGCAGTAAGAGCTTTGTGAGGAATTGGTTGAACCGTGTAATATCCAGATGGACCGCCAGCTCTATCAACAATGATATCAAGATCGTATTTGGTTGGATCGCCCCAAACATCTACTTTTCTCGCGTACTTTCTCATTGAAGAGAAAACCTGATATGAGACATCAAGAATCTTATAAGAATTAGTCTTACGATCAATGACTCCCAATAACCATCTTGCAGAGGCTTTCAAGCCTAAGCTACAAAGTGGGCAGCTACCATGAATTGCAGAACAATATACTTTAGTTCCGTAACCCTTCTCGCCGTCTTTCTTAATACCCTTATGAACAAGATATTGGTGAGGTTGAGTTAGCAATCGAACTACGTTCGATCCTTCCTCAAGTCTTAACCAGGCATCTTTGCCGGCTGACTTTTTCTCGCCACCATCTGCAAACGTTACGTCATCACTCCAAGAAATTTCACCAAAAGTTGTCATATACTTATCTCCAATTGTTCTATTGTGCTAGTTTGTTAATGTCGGATTCAGATTATACTGAAAATTTGACTAATCTAGTTCTAGCTTTGTTTGTTGAACGTAAGAAACGTACGCTAACGCCTGCGTTTCTTAATCTATTTACTACTTTATTTAAAGACACTCTCAACGCACTAGGTGAGCTTGCAACTTTTTGAGCGCCATTACCTTGGACCCTAAGGACCGCGGAATTTAACTCTGTCATTGTGCCAACCCAAGGAGTTGATCTTCTACTTACTATTCTTTTTACTGAAGTAAAAAGCACATCAGACACATCAGTTCTTACTATTCGATTTGTCTTATTAGATACCATTTTATTACTCTACTTTCTTACTTTTTTACGTAATTTATTTCGCTTTATTTCCCTTAAAAATAAGGCTTTTTACATTAATTATGCCGTGCCAAGGGAACCACATTTCTACAAAATTACTTTTGTCGGCTTCAGCAATACGCACCGCGTAGTTCGTTACTATATCGGACTCCTCGCCCTCGTAAAAAAAACCTTTTACTTGGATGTACGATGTGTCAAATTTTGGCAATTCTATAGCCACAAATAATCTCGGTTTTCCTTTTAATTCTGGAAGCAATTTTACCAAATAAGATGGTTTGCTTGGCGTCATTGCAGATGGAATATTTAAAGTTGATGAGATGTGAATGTCTTTACCGTCAGTCATTATTCTGCCTTTTTCTTTCCGCGTTTTGGTTTATCAGCATCGCCAGAATCTGAATTGCCTTCGTCTATAAGAGGTCTTGACAAAATCTCATTCAATTCTTCATCGCTGACTTCTCTATCTGGGAAGCCAAGGGCATCAACATCAACCTCAACCTCTTCTTCGACCCTATCTTTATCATGCTGGTGCTCGCGCGCCTCATGAATTTTTGCGGTTAATTCGGCGGCTAGAGCTTCATCACTAGCAATGGCATCACAGAATTTTTCTTTGCCGACCCACTTACGATCTCCATAAACATGAGTAACTGCCGTCGGCTTTTCAACTACATTATAATCGATGGCTAATTGAGCAATCTCTTCATGCTTATCAATGACGCCAATTCCAAAATTAACTTTAAACTCACACGCGCGTGGCCATGGACCAAATTTACTCTTTTCAATACTTGCTCTAAGCGTATGTCCAATCTTATTCTCTTTGTCGTCTAAAACTTTAGCATCCGCCCTATTAACAATAGTGAAAAAGATGTTAGCGCTTAAAAAGTGTGAATAAGTATTACCGCCAGAGAAGGTGTGATCTAATCCATAAGACTCCATCGTTGCTTTGACGTGATTGATAATGATGAATGGAATTTTCACCTTACTTAATTCTAACGAAAGCTTTCTAAATGTAGTTGTTAAGAATCTAGCAAGCAATGACATGTTCATTTTGCCGACAGCCGAGATATCTTCTCCTGGAGGCATGATTGATCCTAATGAATCTAGAACGATGATATTGATGTTCATATCACCTTTCTTAATTTGATCAAGCAAACCTTCTTTAGATTTACCCACAAGCTTGTGCGTCTTTTTATCTTCTTTTGGTTCTCCCAAAAGCATTTCAAAACATTTACGACCATTGACAGCCATATCGCCATCAATAACAATAATCTTCTTTACATTCAATCCAAGTATCTTTGCCCACTTAGGATCGAAGGTACCTTCCGCGTCGATAAACACCTGATAGGCGGTTGGGTCGGCTTTCTGAGCTTCCAACATCGCAATCATCGCCATCAGCGTTTTGCCGCTACCTGGGGCGCCGTAAAACTGAATCAGCCTTCCTTTTGGAAGCCCTCCAGACGAAAGCGCATTATCTAATCCTAATGATCCAGAGGATATAACTGGTACTTTTTTGCCAATCGTTTGGCTCGCAAATTTGAAGTCTAACAAATCTTCGCTGTCTGAATAACTCTTGAAAAATGCCGTAAATTTATCGTCTTTCTTTTTTTTATCATCACTCATCTTCTCTCCTTACCAGCCTGCGGGTGTCTTCTCTGTGTTCGTATTATATCCAAGTATTGATCTCTTCATCCCGCTCGCAATATCTTTATAATGATGATGCGACTTGATTAAAATATCGTACTTCTTTTCTAGAACTATTTTGCTACCCTTGGCTTTGGCTAATTTTATATTCCAATTTTCAACTTCGGTTGAGCTTTCGCCCGCCCATTTTCTCATATCAGCAGTTGGTTTTGATCCGTCCGGAGATTTATACTCCAAAGATACTTTGTTTTTAATGCTGCTTGTTTTTGATTCTAAATAACTTGTTGTTTTTACTATTTTGCCTAAATACTCTGACAATAAATCTGCACCTCTTAACGCCTGTTGTTGTAACTGCTCTGCGTGGGCAAGATCAATGGTTTCAATTTCTTGTAAAGATAATAAAACTTCCTGAATCTCGGTCAAATCAAAGCTTAAAAAATCATCCTCTAATGCATCACCAATTAGGTGACCCAATGTAACTTTCTCTGTCATAATAGTCCTTAATATTAATAAAAATGTGTAGTTATTTTGCTTTTTCTTTTAACTCATTCTCAATCTTTAAAGATAATTGTTTAGATAAAACTTCTATTTGATTATACATTTTGCGAATATGTTGATGCTGCATAACGCTCATCATAAATAGATAAATTTCTAAACTAATTTGCCTCTGAGAAGGTGGCTTAAGAAAAATAATAATGCCATCTTCGTCTGTCTCAAATAAATCAATAAAAAAATCATCACCCTTTTGATATGGCTCTTTAGTATAACTAACTACAATTTGATTATACATACTCCACTCATCGGAGGTTAAATCTATTTTCTTATTATCAATTATTCCTAAACTCATCTTCTAATCAATCCAACGCCACCAGTACGGTTCATTGCGTTTCCGGCGCGTTGCGCCTTCTTTTGCAATTCTTGTAGCTTAGCAACATCCCTTGCGTTATAGTCGCCACTTTGGCTCTTAGCCGAGTGCATCATTTGCAACGCGGCAGCGGGAATTTCATTTTCATCATCATAATCAGAATCTATGGCAGAATTTATTGGACCGCCGCCGAACAATTCATTATATTCTGAGGGGTCAGACTCTTCACCCGAGGTGTATGCCGCCATCATTTCTGGAGTTATGGCTCCGCCGCCGCTGCCACCCTCACTAGAGCCCATAGTCCCTGTTTCTTTAATTTTCTTGACCATGTTTTTGTAATGCTGAGCAGCATCAACCGGTTGCTTCACCAAAGCATTCTTAAAGAATTTGCTATTAGTCTCGGGGTCAGCCAACGCTTCACCCTCAAGAGCATTTCCATTCTTATCCTTGGCTATTTCTGAGGGTAATTTTGTTGGTCCCGTTAAGCCGCTCTTTGGAGTTGGCTTGGCATTAGCCAATTTTTCTTTTAACTCTTCAACAGAACTACGCAAGTCCGCAATTTCAACTAAGTCAGCTTCATATTGAGATAAGGGTACCGTTCCAGACTCAGCAACTAATTGATAATTACACTTAAGCCAATCATGCATTTCATCTGGATATTCCTCTACAGCCAACATAGCCTCTTGTAAGCCAGTTAGAGCCAATTGCAATTCAGAATCCATAATCTCTTCGCCACAAAAAGGGCAAATATTAGTCTTTATGGCGTGGGAAAATTTTGGCGGAACTTCATTTGTACAAGATTTACACTTCATATTACCTTCTTACCCTTAATATATCATCTTCTAATTTTCTTCTTTTTAGATACCACTTTAATGGCTGCTTTTTTATTTGTTTTCTTTTTAACGGCAGGCGTCTTTTTCTTTGCAGCAGGCTTCCTCTTAAGAACAACTTCAGCCTCTGTTTCTTTGCCAACTTCATTTTTAATCTCTTTGACTAGTCCCCTTGCTCGAAGACGCTCAGCCATATTTTTTAATGCATTGGCTAAATCCTCTGGAGAGGATTTCGCTTTAGTGTCTTCTGACATTTCCACGGTGGTATAGCCGTCAAGTGGTTTTAATGGTGGCGGTACCTCATCTGGAGATTTAGGAACATACGATCTTTTAATTAAACCAACTTCACCTTCATGTTGCATTAAAGCTATTCTTTGTTTTAAACGCTCGATTGAGCTTTTAACATATACATTCTCTCTCCAATCTTCTTCTTCATCGGCTCTTTTAGTAATTTGCGGACCATAGGGCGCGCGCTTACTATCTGTAGTTAAAAATAATTTAGTATTAGTGGCAAGTTCAAAAAGATTAATATCTTTTAATACTTTAATTTTAGCGCCAGCTAAAAATTTGGTAAAAAAATTAACCAACTTAATATTGAGTAAAACCGGTTTCAACCAACACCAAGCCAATAGACTGATAATGAAACTTCTTAATTGAAGATAAACTCTGCGAGATAAATTTTTGAACATGTTCTTTCCTTATTTTTTTGCCGCGAGGACGCTAATAGCAAAAATAGATTTCCAGGTATCTTTAGTCCAATTACAAATCTCTTTTGCTTTTCTATCGATTTGAATTGGGTCATTGGATACCTGGTTTAATTTGATCATAAGATCAACCAGCAATCTAGCTTCGTCATAAGTGACTTTTTCATTTTCAATGATATTTTCTGAGGCAGTCTTAGTAAATGAGGAATAAACTGAGTCTTCTTCCGAAACTTCTTCCTCTAGAGACAAATAATTCATGGGAGTATATGAACCAGATGAGACGGAGGCAAAAGAACTTGCGGGAGCGCCAAAAGAAATCGAATCGTTAAAAACGCAGCCAGATGCTGATTGACTTACATTGGAGACGTCGATGGGCGCCGAAGAAATTGATCTTGCAATTATAGCTCCACTTTCTAAACTTTGGAGTGTTTTTACTGTTGAAGAGGTCTTGCCCTGCGTAATTGCAGCACCTAAATCATTTGCCATTAATTTGATATTAGGATTATTTTTAGCAAAAGATCTATAATTTGAATTGACTGGAAGGACGGTTCCAACTTTTACGGAACCCTCTGGGTCAAAAACACTAGACAGTTCTTTTGCTAAAGCTTCTTCAGAAGAAGATGCATCAGCCGAAGCCAGCGTAATAGTTTCTAAAGATTGTTCATTTATTAGAAACATATTAAGCTCTGGCTTTTTATCGTTTTTCTTTAAAAATTTATTAAAATGCTGACTAGAATGAGGACTAATCATATCTTTTGTGCCTTTAGCTGATTTTTGAACCTCAGACTCCTCAGCGCCTGAATTTTCTAATTTATAATTAGATAAAACATAGGCTGCAAAATCTTCTATTGAAGTTTTAGCATTACTAAATTCCACGGTTTTCTTTAAAAATTGAGATACGGCTTGACTACTTAATTGATCATCTTGCATATTTTTCTCCGGAACATCGACGATGATGGTGCCGGATTCAGTTTGATAACACGGAACTGGCATTTTACCAGCTTTAAACCAGCGGTATGCTGTTAAGTACTTAATGCCTTGTTTATCTGCCCAATCTGACAACTTCATAATCTTATACTCCGTTATTGATATAAAATCTTATCAAATATATCATTTTTTATTTCTTTTATTATTATCAATATCAATTTAAATGTCGCCGTCGTAATCTACATCAATATCTAACAAGCCTTCATTGATAAGCATATCTTCTATCTCTTCGAACAATATATCTTCAGTTTCCATTTCGCCAGAGGTTTCTTCAACCTTCTCTTTTTTAAGAAGTTTTAAATTTATTTTCTTGGCTTTTAAGTCAGCGGGCGGTTGAGGGCAAGGTTGAAAACTAAATAAATCTTCAAGAATAATTCCAACCTCATCTTCATAAACATTAACGGTTCCGGCAAAATGCAATGCACACCCAATACCAAAAATATGTTTCCCGTTTGTTAAATCTTTAATACGACTATTTGCTTGCGCCAATCCTTTTGGAAAAATTGTCATACCACATTGAGCGCCATTTACATCTTCAACGGTAGCCTTAATCATTGATTGACCATAATATTTACTATCATTCTTTTTGATCTTAAATTCAAACATATCTTTAACTTCAACTCGAACAGATTTGGCTGATGATTTATCTGGCGCGCGTTTAATTTTATCCAAAGTAATATGTGACGTTTTGAAAAAATCACCGTATGCCTGCAGCTTACCACAAACAAATGAATCTCCTAAATAATTATTCTCTAAAGCGTATAGCTCTGGCAATGTCCATTCTGGATCATTTGGCCAAGGATAAGAAAATTCTTCTTTGCTCGGATCATGTCGTTTCAACCATACCTGCAATTTTTTGCGATAATCAGAAACGTATAAGAAAATATGTTTTCGTGGAATATTGAAAGAATCAAGGCAGCCGCTTGCCGCCAGCGCCTGAATCGTGTTTGCACGAACTTTCTTCGTTTCAACCCGAGACATGAAATCAAAAAAGTTTCTAAAGGGTCGCTTTAGAATGATATCTTTAATCGCCTCATCACTTACAAACTTCAATGCGTCAAGACCGGTAATTAATTTGTTATCCTTATCAATAGTGTAAGTTAAACTAGATTTATTAATGTCTGGAGGTACTATCTTAACTTTTTGAGACTTAATCTCTTTTTTAATTTTAGCAATATTGTTTTTTGCATCTGGACTATTGCTTTTAACTTCAGCCATTAAATTAGCTAATAAAAATTCTAATGGATAATGCGCTTTCAAATAAGCAGTTCTATAGCTACTCATAGAATAAAGGATCGAGTGGCTCATATTAAATCCATAGCCTTGGAATTTATCGACTACTTCGTCCCAAATTCGTTTAGCTATTTCTTCATTAACATTTCGACTTACTGCGCCCTCAATAAATTCTTTTCTCCACTGCTGAACCTTTTTAGGATTCTTTCCTTTTTCTTTAGTAAGTTTTCTTAAGTTGTCAGCACCGTGAAGCGTCCAGCCTGCAACGTCTTGCGCAAGATACATCAGAGACTCTTCATATAATCCGAACCCAAAGGTATTATTGAATGCTCTGCCCAAAGTAGGATGAAGTAGGGCGAACGGCTTTTTACCATCTTTGGTCGCAATGAAATCGCTACGCATTTCTCTGGCAGAGGGGCGAGCTAACGAATTAATATAGCTAATGTCATTTACGGATTTAGGCTTAATCCTTCTACATAAATCTATGGTGCCAGAACTTGTACCTAATTGGAATACGCAAAAGGTATCTCCCTTAGAAATAAGATCATAAGTAGTTTGATCATATTCATCATAATCGGGTGGGTCGGGTGGCGCTTCTTTGCCAGCCTCTTTAATAAGCCGATAAGTCTGATCAATTAAGTCAAGCGTAGATAATCCAAGAGTATCCATTTTGACCAATCCGTTTTCTTCAGCTTTTTCTTTATCATATTCGATCGCCCATTGACCTTCCTTATCTTTTCTTAATGGAATTAGACCGGGCAAAGGGCGCGCAGAAATAATAATACCACCAGCGTGAGTAGACCACGCGCGATATTTTCCACAAATAGCTTTATATTTAGATAGTTCTGGATATTTCTTTGCATATTCAGCGAACATTGGGACTCGCTCCAAAGCATCATCAATAGAATGAATGTCCTTGGGAATACAATCTGCAATATCAGTTCCGAGTTTCACGGCTGCATCTTTCGATCCACCAAGCTCACAAGCTCGGCAAACGTCGCGCACATATACCTTAGGCGTAATTGTATTGACGTTAGATACGTGTGCAACGTGGTCGGCGCCGTATTTTGCGCGCAAGTAATCCTGTACCTTTTCCCTGCCAGACGGCGCGAAATCGGTATCAATATCTGGGAAAGAAGACTTTTCTTTATTATGGAAACGAGCAAAAATCAAGCCATATTTAATTGGATCGGCTTGGTGAATTCCAAGAATATAAGCTACTAAAGATCCTCCGACAGATCCTCGACCGTCGCCTATTCTAATTTCATTCTTCCTTGCCCAATTAATATAGTCGGCAACAATGAGCATATAGCTAGAGAATCCGTGGAATTCAAAAACCTCTAGCTCTTCTTCAATTCGAGCTTTATATTCTGCTATTTTATCTGGATCAATTTTATTGAGCTTATTTTTAAGGCTCTCTTCGCATTTGAACCTAAGGTAGAGCTTGTCCTCATCTTGTTTTTGAAGATCTTCCGTTTGATCTGCTTTCCACTTAACGAAAATAAAATAATCTAATTCGTCTTTAGTGGGGAAAGTCGGAAGCTCTTTACCAGAAGGATTAGAGAACTTTGGATCAATCCAAGCCGGCTCTTCGCATTTATCAGCGAAATAAACTGTGTTCGCACATAATTCATCGGCAAAATCGCCATAATTTCTTTCGAAAAAAGACTTTACTTCATCTCCAGATTTTAAATAGAATTCTGGGCAGTCATATTTTAACCTAAAATTAGAGTGAATTGGTTGATGTGATCCAATAGCAAGAAGAACATCATGAGTTTCCGAGTCCGCCTTATTTACATAATGTGAATTGGTTGTAGCCACACATCTAACATTGTATTTTTTGGCTAATTTTATTATTTGAGCATTAACGAAAACTTGCTCAATAACATCATTATGTACGTTAGAGCCACGCTTTAACGTATTCGCCTGAACTTCTAAACCCAAATCATCTCCAAAAATATTAACTAATTTGTTGAGCTGGTCTTCGGCTTCATCAAATCTTTTATTCATTAACAGCTGAGCCAAAATGCCATTACTGCAAGATGTGAGACAAATTAGTCCTTCAGAATATTCTTTTAATGCCGACCAATCAATAATGGGATAAATTCTTTTGGCGAAGATTGCGCTATTATCAAAACCACGCTTATTCAATAAAAGCAAATTCTTATAACCAACGGCGTTTTTAGCTAACAATATAATGTGCCTAAAACGCTCATCAGTTTTCTTTGCATCATTTAGAAAATACATCTCGCAGCCGATGATGAGTTTCACGCCAGATGCTTTAGATGCCTTTAAAGCGTCCCAGGCGCTCGCTAGCGAGCCGTGATCGGTTATAGCGATAGCTTTCTGCCCCAACTCTTTGGCTCTGTTAAAAAGCTCTTTAGGGGTAATTAGAGAATCAAGAATAGAAAAATCGGTATGATTATGTAATGAAACGAAGTCAGTCATATGTTCCTTTGAGTATTATACTTTACGTTCATATCTGGCTCAATTACGCTTGAGCGCTATAACAATAACTTGTATTATCACGTATGGGTAAATTAGGGAATACGGTTGTTAGATCTTAAATAGTTTTTTAATGTGAGATTCAGGAAAATCTGAATCGGCTTGCGAACTTAAAATTTCAATGCTCTTGAATTGCTCCTTCCAGAATTTTTTATTTAAAGATTTATTCGTAAGAATAAGTTTTAAATCATCATGAAAAAGCTTTTTCTTTTGAAACAAAGTATGTGCTATTAGCTTAACATCGTCCCAATTATTATACAATAGCTTTTGTACTTGTCTAAAACTTTTCTTTTTAAAGGCGTATCTTTTTTTACCAGGCGGGGCTAAATTGTATTCTTTTATAATATCGGAGACGTATCCAAAATCAATTTGATAGCCCTCTTTAATGCAGGCTGGTAATTGATCCATTCCGCATATTTCTTTATAAAAAATCTTTTCAGCAGCTAACCCAGCCTGATAAACGGCGATATCACCCATTAATAGCCTATGAAATAATATAGGATCGGTAGTATTTTCAAGCTCAGCCGCTCCGTCGTATTTCATTTCGCCCAAATAAGTCGTTGATTTCTTTTTATTTATTTGACAGGCTACAGAATGAACATATCCGAAGTTTAACAAAGCGGCCATCGCATGCCCTGATTCGTGGAAACATGTTGTAATTATTGAGAATTCAATAGCTAACTTACTTTTATTGGTAGTTTTAAATGCAGATTTAGCGTAAGTTGTGTTTTTCTTACTTTTCGCTTGGATCCTTTGCATTTTCGCTCCATTTAATCAGTAACTGCTCGAAATTATTAATAGATTCCTCGCAAGTCTTTTTACATTTAATTTGTAATATACTTTGCCCAAAAGAACCCGTTACAACTAGACTTTCATTTTCAACATATAAAAGACCGGCGGCAGTGAAATGCTTAGATTCAATAAAACCGTTCCCTACTAATAATGGTAGAAAATCCTTAGATACTGGAGAGCCTATTTTGAAGGTAACTGAGGTTGAACCACAGCAAGCTTTTACTAAAAACCTCTCCACTTTCATATTAAACCTTAACTGGAACGTTGCTTATATTGACTCCACGACCTTCGAGAAGGTAGCAAGCATACTTAATCTTAGCAGTTTGAACGTTTTTGGCGTCGCGATAAGGCTCAGAGTGCTCCTTCACGATATCTTTTGCGGCGCGAAGCTTAACATCTTCATCTTTGTCCTTATCGACGGTATAAATGTTACCCTCAGCCTCTACAATGGCTTTCTTTAATTCATCATCCGTCATGCTATTGGCACCATCAACCCAATGACTAATTTTCTTTAGCCATTTTTCTGGAAACCCAACTGAAACATTTTCGGCTGCATCAACAGCAACTGCATCTTTTTTAACCATAATAAAAATCTCCTTATTCTAAAATCTTAGAATTTTTTAATATAAAATCTAACGTATTCTCATCACGAACTCTAGCAACTAATACCGCCAAATATCCATTTTGGTTCATTTGCTTTAATGAATCATCAATATTTTCAGAACCCTTTGATAAAGTCTGTTTAATCATTTCTATTACTTCTTGATCGGAAAGTTGAGCGGTAGGCTCATCCTCTCTAACTCTATCTAAAATAAGAGACAATTTAACATTTCTATCTGCGTTCTCTATATATTTTTCTTTGACGTCATCGGCTACCTTATCCCACTCAACATTGGCTTGAGCCGCGATGTATTGCGCCTCAGAGACTTTTAACCAATCTGGAACGGTAATATCATTCATGTCTAATAATTTAGCGCTAATTTGATTAAGTAACTTAGCTCTTTCCATCTCTGCAATCTTTGCAGTCGCGAGACCCATAACATACGTCTGCATCTCTTCAAAAGAGCCTTTCCCAATTTTTTGAGCTAACTCATCATTCAATGGCATTGGAATTGCTCTAGAGCCTAAAACTAGGGTAACGGCGAATTTAAGAATTTTTCCCGCAAGATCTGGAATGACGCCTTCAGTTGGAATTTGTAATGAAAATTCTCTGGTATCTCCGACCTTCATCCCCAAAACAGATTGGTCAAATCCCGGTATTCTGCTTTTACCTATTGCTGCCATCTCACCCTCTGAATCAAATTCAGAGAGATGCTTTTCGCCATCAAATACCCGATAATTCAAAATGACATTATCGCCCATTTGAATGAACTCGTCTTCGGCAAAAGGAACAGCTTCGGCAAAACGAATTCTAATATCCTGCATGATCTCTTCATATAAATGAGATGCCGGCTTCTCTTCTGCTGGCTTTGGAACTTCCAAATCTTTATATTGACCTAAAGTAAAATCTGGTTTTTTTCTCAAAGAGAATTCGCAAGTAAATTTATCTTTTTCTAAAAGAGCAGATTTAAAATCAGGAGTGCCATAAGCTTTAATGCTTTTTTCAAACAAAGTATTATGATAGGCTTGTTCCGTTAGGGCGCGCTTTAACGCATCATTAATTTGATTTTTATAATGCATTTTGATTGCATCAATTGGGGCGCGACCTTTTCTAAATCCTTTAACTGGTGCCTTTTTAAATAAAGAAAGCACTTCAACTTTCTTTTCATCAATCAGCTCTTCATCAGCCTCATAATGAACATCCAATTTACAATATTCTGTTTCTTTTACTGAAATTTCCATCTTATCCTCTTACTCTAAATCTGTTATTGGGTTACAATAAATTTGCCAAGACTTTGGATCTGGGTCACTCGGATCTTTAATATCTACGAGTAGCTTAATATTCAATTTGGTTGCCTTGAATTCACGACTAGGATCTTGTGAAGATATTTTCAAAACATCTTCATTTAAGATCATCTGATCAATTATACCATCAATCGCTTCGTCACAGGCTTTTTGCATTTTTCTTTTTAGTTTATTGATATCTTTAATAAGCATTACCAGGCTACCTCTCCATAAAATGGCTTGCCAAAAGACTTTGATTTGCCTTCCGGACATAAATCTAAATAATCACAGTAGGAACATAAGGCTGTTGGATTTGCCTGGTATATTTCTTCAGTATTAATTGTCTCGGCATATTTTAAATATTTGCTTTCGACCGCCATAATTTCTGCTATTGAAAAATCTTTGGTTATGTACTCAAAGTTGTGTCTGAGCATTATATATGACGCTCTCACTTTGTCAAGATCTGGATTTTCAGAAATAATTACGTATGCATATGTAAGTAATTGAAAAAAATCATTGGCGAGATATTTCTTATTTTTTGAAGTTTTATAATCGCAAACATGAATCACGCCATCAGGATCTAATTGAATTCTATCAATCATTCCATTGAGAACTAAATGATCGCCAACTTTAACTTCAAAGTTTTTTTCAACTGACATTACGTTGGCAACGAGATTATTCTTTTTATCTTGCGACACTATCTTTAGATACTCGTGAAGCATTCCAAAAGCCTCTTTAGTCATCTCTGCGGTCATTGTCGTATATTCGGCTTGAGCAGCTTTAAAACATTTGTTCATCGTAATATTGTACGGATCGGTACAACTAGCAAGATAAGCAATGTGAAAATCTTCAAGAACTTTATGGCAAAATTTTCCAAGAACGTGGTAATCCCACTCTTTACGAGGAAGTTTCTCTACGTAAGAAAATTTAAATTTTTTCGGACAGTCAATAAAAGTTTTAGTTTTACTAACGGACAATCTTAGGTCTTTTTGCATAATAGCTATATATCGACCACTAGCTGTAAAAAATTAATAAAGAAAACGTTGCGCAAATTGACGCCACGCGAAAACTGCCCGAGAACCTTTGCCAAAAACCACTCCGGAATAATTATGAGCAGTTGGCGCTGGCGTATAGGCAGTCTTAGAAATAATCCATCGATTCACGCTTGAATCAAAATAATAATATGTAATGGTGTTGTCTCTTGGATTATAATGCTGTCTAACAAAATTACCGGTAGGCGGAGGGGTGTCTGGACCAACATTGAAAAATTGATTTCCTTGTCTGGTCTCTTCGACATTTTCTAGCGTGAAAGACATTCTATTAACATCAACTGGATCATCTACATTTCCAGGAAGAGTATAGTCTTGAAAAATTACCATTGCTTTAGGATTATAAAGTTTATCGGTAGTACTTGAATATTCTGGCGGAGGGACTGGCGCTTGAACTTTTGACTTTTCAGGTAGAGTACCAATACCATAGCCTCTTTCTCCAATGGCGTTGGTTTCAGAGAGAATTACCAAAAGATCTTTTGAGGCAATGCCTTGAAACGTAGCGTTGGTAAATGTGCTAGGATTTCCATCGGCATCAAAAGCATTTGATGTGCTTGGTAAATTAGGATCATTTACATTGGATCCTGCTTCGGCTGGACCTAAGAAATGAGCGTCGGGTTGAATTGGGGTGCTGCCAAATGGACGAGGATCTGCCTTAGGAACAGACTGAGCTTGAGCGTCGGTACCAGAATGTGGATTTCTAGCATTCTGTCCCAATAAATCGGTTTGATAAGTAGTGCTAATAATGGGAGAGCTATCTACTCCGTTAGATGCAAATATCTTTAATACTAAAGTTAATTGATTCGTTGGTAATTTAAAAGGCGCAGTGTAAATGGTGGAGGATAAATCTGGATCAGACCCATCCGTAGTGTAAAATATAGTTGATGCCATATTGGCCGTAATGGCGATTGATCTTGGTATCCCAGCGACGACTTGTTCTGATGATTCTGTTATTGTTAAACTTATAACTGCCATTTTATACTACATTCAAGAATTTAGAGTTTCTTTGAGTCATCCCTTTTTTCAACATCATTCGATAGATTTTATTAGCCGCACGGCGAAAAACTCTAGAAAGCTCCAAATAAACAGGATCTGACTCTCGACGATATAAAAATAAAAAACTCTCCGAATGTTCTAAGAACTCTAATTCAGGAGAGATGCCTAAAAATTCTTCATCCTTTATTTTTATCAACTTATTAACGGCATACGACAATAAATTATGATAAAACCTCTGCTCTCCAGCAGCTTGATATCTACTTACATAGTCATTTTTTAATATTGCATCCGCATTCATTTGAATAAATGCAATATTATACACATGATAATATTGGAATTATATCTTTTTTGATAGTTTTAATTAGGTCGTCTTTGGTGCCATTATTACTAAGAATGTAATTATACTCTGAATCTTTAATTTCATCTTGACCAGTTTCACTTATATGATTTATACTTGTTAAGTCGTCTCTAACCACTTTAATCATAAAAAAATCTTGAGACTTTAGCCAATCAAATTCATTTCTAAATCTTACATCTGTAATAAGGACCATATCTTGCTTTGCTTGTTCAGCATCCTTAATTCTATACCCCATATTATCAAGCCATACATTATCATTGTAACCGCGACCGATACGAGTGCCCATGTCTAGTAAGGCTCTTCTAATAGTCAATGGGTTATTTTCTGAATCCTTGGCTCCAGCAATAATTTCATTGCGAAAATGAGATGGACCAAAAAGGTGTTCCCTCTTAACGTGTGGAAACATTTTATAAACTATCTCTTTAATAGGATCGGCAAAAGCCAATATGTCCGCAGAACAATGCCAATAAATATCTGGCAATGAAAATATCATCATCTCGGCTGCAGTATTTTTGCCCGTTCCTGCTTTCCCCACCAACGCCACTTTATACATATTATTCCTTATGAAAGAATTTTAATTTTTGAAGTCATATTTTGGCTTTGTTCAACGCAAATGACTTTAGAAAACTTCTCAAGCTTTTCTTTAGACCTATCATTATGGCTAATAATCATAATAGTAAAATCATCTTGAAAATGTTTAATAATATCAGCCAAAGCATCAATAGATTCTTTATCTAAAGGCATATCAACCTCATCTAACATTAGAAGCTTTATATCGGTACCCAAAGTATTATATAATAAGAATGCGTATCCTAACTTTAAAGCAAACATAACTGATAGCTTAAGAGAGCCGGAGATAGCTCCGAACGAACGAAGCTTATTGTTATGATAATATTTAATGTCTAGATCATCATTTATTTCGCCGGCAGCATTTGTTTTGGTGACAGAAAATTCAAGTTGCAAACTAGGTTTGATTTTACTTAAAATTTTATTAGCTTCAATTTGAAGATCGTCTAATAGACTTTGGATAATAAGATTTGGGATTCCGGTAGATCCATATGCTTGGATAATGTCGGGATAAATAGAATAATCTTCTTCTAAAGATATTATTGATTTAAGTAAATCGTTTTTTTGAATTCTTGTATCTTCATTCTTTTTAATATTATTTTCGATAATAGATATTTCAGTTCTAACATCACTTAATTCTTGGTTAAAAGAACCCAATATCTTTTCGGCAGACTTTAAAAGAGAAACTGAAACATTTAAAGAATCTCTTAATTCGATTAATTTTTGCTCATTTGCTTGTTCGGCTTCTTTTTTTGCCGCATCAAGCTCTTGGATAGCAACCTGATGCTCTTCTTTTTGATGATCAATAATTTTTGAATGATCATCAAAAATAGCTTTTTTATCAAAAATTTCTCTTTCTTTTGAAACGAGACTATTTTTTATAATCTCTAGATTTTTATGCTTTGATTGAATTTCTTTTAGAGTATCTTCCATCGCCTTAAGGAAAGCAACTTGCGTTTTAACGCCCTCAAAAGCTTTATCTAAAGATTTTTTCTTTTCAAGAATCTCTTTTTTAATTTCAATTTCGCACGCGCGCCTATGTGCGTCTGTGCTCGGTTGACGACAATGCTTACAAACAGCATCACTAGATAGTGGTATTTCTAATTCAGCAATATTTGCACGTAGATTATTAATCTCAGCGTTTGATTCAGCAAGCCATGAGCGACGCTCCTCCAATCTAGAGGTAATTTCTTCTGGTGTAGCCAAACCTTTAATATTAGCAGATGCTGTCACTTCATCTTCTTTTAACTTTTTAAGTTGTTCATTTAAATCTTTGGCTTGCGCAATTATATCTTTACGTTTAAATGTGGCGCCTAATAGCGTCGCCTCTAGACGCTTAACTCTATCTTCAGATGATTTTCGTTTCTCTAAGACGGATGAAATTTGTGCCCGCAACGTAGTATATTGATTATTTAATTTGCTTGCATTTTCTCTTAAAAAGAGAACTTCTTTCTCTTGCTCTTCAATCTTAAATTGTTTTGTTAAAACTAAAGATACATTTAGGTTTTTTTGTGCATTTAATTTAACATTATCAGCATCTAAATCAGGATAATTATCTCTAACCGCTTTTTTCTTATCCAGCTCTCTAACTATTAGCGAGCTTTTTTCTTTAGCCAATTTTTCAAGCTTAGAATACACGCCTATCGGCAATGACTCTTTAAAGAAAGCCCTTCGTTTTGAAGCTGTAATATTTGCTAGCCCAGAGTTAAAGTCGTTCTGAGCGAAAAGAAAAGCGCTAGAAAATGCTTTATAGTTAGTCTTGATTAATTTTTCTAAATCAGCTTCAGTGTCTGCGGCACGGCGGCTTGATTTTTCAAGCCAAAATAATTTAAACTTTGAATCTGTGGCTTCGGTCATGCAATGCGGATCGACCCCAGCCTCTTCGTGGTCTGTCCTCTCATAAAGAGATAGGTCAGCCGTACCCTTGCGCGTTCTTGATCGAGAAATCCTCCAAATTTTGTTGCCAAGAGCAAAATCAAAGATTACTTTACAGGCGTTGGTGTCATCACGAATAATCTCTTCGAGATTTAAATCCCGAGCTTCATTAAAGAGAACGTATTCGATAGCTCTAAATATTGTTGATTTTCCTGTGGAATTAGATACATTATCATTGCCGTCTAACTTTCCAATTATCAAAGCGGTAGTAATGGCTGATAAATTTACATCTGTTTTTTCATAACAGAGAAAATTTTCCATTTGAAGATAAACTGGTTTCATTCTTTACTCTCATTTTTGAGTTGAGCTAAAAGACTTAAAGAAATTTCCATGAATTTATTCTTCTTGAGACCGTCTAATTCATCAGGATATCGTTTGTCCGCCCATTTTTTGATAGCAGAACCAGCGTCTAGAGTCGTATCAATGCTGATATCCGCCTCGTCTTTTATAATAAGTGCCAGCTTCTTAGATTCTGAAAAGCCGGAAATATTAAATACTCCTTTTTTATAGATAAACTTTTCTATTTTGCTTCGATCGACAGAGCTTAAATCTGGAGATAATAGAGAAATTTCAAGACGAACGATGGCTTTATCAAAAATATATTTTTCTTTTTCTAAAAGATCTAGAACAAATTGAGTCGTATCTGCCGTATCTTTTGGCACGGCGATTACTATTTTAGTTAGTGGTCGCGTTGGAAGTTTAACCTCTTTAAAAGATAAGTCTTCGGTATCAAAAATAACGATAATTTTTGATTGTTCGCTTTCTCCAAAATTAGAAACATCCATGCTGCCTATATGAGCAATATAGGGTGATTTAGACATCACTTGAGGCTTATGAACATGTCCCATCCAAACATAATCATATCCTTTAAACATTGTTAAAGGACAAAATAATTCGTTGGCAATATCATCAATTTCATCACCGACAGGAATAGATCCCTCTAATGCAAAATGCCCTATAAGGACTTTACTATAGGTGGTCGGAATAGATGCCAATTCATAATGTAAAGAATCTTGTAATAGGGCAACTGCTGCGGCATTAGAATCACAACTAAAAGATTTGCGATCTCTAAATGGCATCATGGTTATGCATGTGGAATCAATCGTTATCGTATCGATATCTTTATATAAAGAGAAGTTGTCTAATTCGCAATGACTCAGAATATCTAAAGGAGATACGTAAAAAATTCCAGTTCTTAAAAAATCATGATTGCCCATAATCACATGGACTTGAACTCGATGCGTGCTACATTTTTGTACCCAATCAACAAATAAACATATTAAATTTGGATGGGGCTTGGGGTCTTCAAATACATCTCCGGTAATAACGATATGCTCTGAATTATTTTCTAACGCTTGATCTAATGTCCAATCAAGCAAATTAACTTGATCGACAACTCTAGAGTTTAGAGCTGTGCCTATACCTGATTTTCCTATTGACATTGATTTGCCAATATGAACATCGCCTAAAATTAAAATTGCGGACATAATTTGTATAAACTAATTTTTCTTATTAAAGCGAGCGTTGATCTTTTTAACATCTGATTATTAATTTCGTGTTTATTATTTACTCTATCAAGTACTGAGCTTAATTTCTCAACATAAGCTAAAGCTTCTTTATCTGATGGGTGCGCCTGAATGAACTCTCTAATAACGGTAGAGAAGTTCATTAATATTTCGAGGCGCTCGCCATAATTTATGGCTTTAATCGGAGAGCCCGTAAAACTAGAGCTGGATTTAAACAACTCTAAAATTTTAGAGGCAGCCTTTGAAGGACTTAGATTTTCCATATTAACAACAAAATTAACTGGTTTAACCCCTTTACCACAACCATGACAATAAAAAGTATCAGTATCTGGATAATAATGAAATGAAGGCGATTTATCTTGATGATTCGGAAAGGGACAATTACAACTCTTGTTGTATTCGTCTAATTGGAGACCGTAAATTTTAAATAAAGCTTTTAAAGAAACGCAATTCGCTTTAGCTATTAAATCTTGGTAGAACTGCTTAGAAGTAGTATTTGGTTCAGTAAAGCCAAAATCGCCTGATTCTTCGCTAGAGCTATCGGATCCTGTTGAATTGCGTATTGGCTGCATAATTGCGAATAATTCCTAAATCTTTCCTTTTCGTCAGAAATAAGCGAAAGAATATTATCTCTTGTTACCATATTATACTATTCACTTGTTTTTTTGCCGTCAAGTACTTGTAAAATATTTTCCAATTTAAATTCTAAAGATTTTACTTTTTTTTCTAAAACTGAATTTTCGTAATCTATAGAATTGACCCTATCTCTTTGAAGGAGCAAACATCTTAAAAGTAAAGAATTAAGACCAACTGATCCCATGCTCTCAACTTCATCCTCATCCGTATTCATATCAACCGCTAATTGTCCGAGGGCTCCCAGAATCTCAGCCTCTATATCGGTAGTTAAGGTGGTTTTATTTTGTGGCAAAGTTTTATCGTCTAAAATTTTTCTATATTTTAGGGCTAAATCCATAGCACGAGAACGATAAGAATTTAATCTATCATTAGCTTCATTTGCTATTTTTTCAGACGCTTCTTTTGAAGGAGGTTTTGGCTTCCCATCAAACATAGATTTGCCTTTAATTTTTTTTAAACCAGGACGAGCTGAGGTTTGTTCGTCACTTTCATCGCCACCAAATGGTTCAGACATAATAATCCTTATTTAAGCTTTCTGCTTATCGTATACCACTTACCAACTTGTTCTACATCAAAATTCTTTGCAAGTGCCACGTCTAATGCGGCGAAAATCGCGCTCGCCGGAACGGTTACATACAATTTATCAGGGGCGATATTTAATGGAGTGCAATTTTTCTCAATGGTTTGATCTGGCAAACCAAATAAATCCAACTCTACATGTTTAATTTCTTCCCAAATTTTAGCCGACTCTCCCGTAAGATCTACTGTCATGTTAATTCTCTTTCATTTTGAATGATTATATGTATCATATATATCATTGATGGTTTTTTTTAAAACTTCCGTCAATGGCATCCCATTTATTCTTTTAAGCTCTTCTCCGCCATCTCCAGTAACTATAACCGCAGGAATGCTGATTATTCCGAATCTTTTACGCAACCCAGAAAAATTATCTATGTCTATGGCATAAAGCATAATATTTGTATTTATGCTTTCAAAAGCAATTTTCATCTTTGCGTGACAGTGCATCCACTGCGCATAAAAATAAATTACACAAATTCCCTCAGAATTCTTTAAATCTCTTTCATCGGTAAGATAAATCACAGCCGAGTCTTACTGCAACATTTTTTAAATTTTATTTTGGAGCCGCACGGGCATGGCTCATTAGGTCCCACTTTTTTTATTGTGGAAGGGAGCGCCCTATCCGGTAAAAGAATACCATTCAAATGATCTAATTCGTGTTGAACTACAACGGCAAGAAGCCCCGTAGCTACAAAGCTATGGGGATAAATTAAATTTTCGGTTACATGAACCTCTTGAAATCTTCTAGTAGTTTCTATTCTTCCAGGAAATGAAAGGCAACCCTCATTATCAAATATTGCTTCATCAAAGCCTTGGCTGATTTTACAATTAATTAGATCTACGTCCAAATCGGCATGCCCCAATCTAACGATTGCCATCTTTTTAAAAATACCAATTTGAGGGGCTGCCAATCCAATACCTGGTTTTCCCAATCGATTAGACTCTCTTAGCTCTGCTTCTAATTTGGCGCGCAGTTCATCTACCTCTTCAAGCAAAACATCTTCGCAAGGCGTGCGTAACAAAACTTCGTCTGTAATAATCATATTTATCTTATAACTATCGTCCACAACTTTTGCAGCCGGGGCTGATTTTTTTGGAGGTTAATTGTGAGTGTATTTTTTTTAAACAGGCAGAGCATGATTTTGCTGAAATGGCACAAGGCTCACAAAGCAATGCGATATTTATTAACACCGCACCTTGACATTTCATACAGGATTTTTTAATATGTAAAAAAGATAATTTACCGCAAGACTCACAGAGCATACTGAATATTTCAATATATCCCATGAGAACACCATGAATCATTATTTTCCGTTTATCTATGAAAAGAAAAAGAGAGAACGCGAGCCAGCCCCATTATATATTGAATTGGAGCCTCCGCGCCCTCAAAATCCGGAAAAGATAAAAGAAGATAAGTATGAAATCACAATTATAGAATTATTCTGATTTTAAATAACCTTTAACCATATTGCGGACATCTTCGTAATCGCCTTCAGCATCAGCTTGCTTGAGACAATTATTGCAAATTTTAAACTTAGTTACATTAATAGCGGATAAAGCTATTAGTTGTAATTTGTCATCTTCAAATTCTTCTGCGCATATTGAGCAATTATCTGAGTTAGTTGCCATGGTGATTTCCTATATATCAAAGGTGTAATCATTCAAGATTATTGAATGAAAAATGCGGGATGATATTTATCATTCCGCATTTTATCCTTTAAGTTAAGGATATCATTATGATTTTTACATATTCAAAAAATCATCCCAATCCTTATGCCAGTGCTCTTGATGATCAATTGCGTTTCTAAGTGAAATGAAGGTTGGATGTGTTGGTCTTCTAAGCAGCTTCATATTTGCTTGCTCGGGAGTAAGCGCAGCTTTTTTATTATTGCAAGTTTGACATGCAACAACGCAGTTAGAATAGCTTGTGCCGCCGCCCTGTGCCCTTGGTAGAACGTGGTCAATAGTAACGTTTGAGGCGCTAAGGTGCCTTGAACAATACTGACAAGTACTTTTATCTCTTTTAACCAAAGCCTTTCGGCTAAAATTAGAATTGAAATAAGTTCTTTTAATATGATTCTTTAATCGTAAAATTGAGGGTTGCCTCATTTTACCATTACCATAATTAAATGTTTCTTCCCACGAAGAGATAACCTCAACTTTATCATCTTTAACTAAGAGCTTTAGGGCTCTTTTAAAGTCAATAAAAGATTGAACTTGATAGCTCGCGTCGAGTAAAAGCGTTTTCTTTGCCATAGGAGTATCTTAATCATTAAAAATTAGGAAGTCAATGCCGGAAAATTTATAATAAATTCTTTAACGAATCGCGAATATCTTCCCCATTACACACCTCATTGCCAATGCAATTCCAGTCGTGGCGCGTCCGGCGGGCAAACATTTCTAATTTTTCGGTTCCAGGAAACATAATATCTAAAGAGTCTTGAAGGTGTTCAGGCTTGGCAGAATGTTTTAAGTTTTCTCCAAAAGAAACTGAGCGCTGAGACTTATTCTTCAGCTTTTTATATATTTTGTTGCTATTAGTTCCAATGAGACATATTTCATGAGTCTGTCTAAATAATCTTCCCATAAAAAAAGCGAGAATATTATGAATCGGAAATTCCACAATAGTTCTAGCCATTACGCTTTTCCAATGTTTATAATTATCTTTGGTAGGCGCAGTTTTAAATGATTTAAAAAAACTTTCTAAAAGATCTAGCGGGTTCTTTTTTACTTTAACCCAAATATAAGTTTGCTTCTGATCGAAGCCCCAAGCCTTCATTACATCCATGCCATCTTGGAGAAGAGAGCTTGGAACCCAGAGAGCCAAAATGCATCCATTAGGATCGGCAATTTCAGGAACCTTAAGCTTCTTAAGCTCTTCAATGTCGAGAAGCGGATAATTTGCGGCAGCGCCGCGAGCAACGTCAGACATACTAAGTTCATCCGCAAATACCCAAGGACAATCTGCCACTATTACCTGAAACTTCTTTGTCATAAATGATCTATATCGATCATTTAGACAATTTTAGCCTTAGACAAGTACAAAGGAGTTAAATAAACCGTCTTACTTCGCAATCACCATGGGTAATTGTTGTGTCGGATTTCTTCCATCAATCTGAATTTCTTGATTAAGCTCAAGCTTTTCTTTAGACATAGATTCGCTCTTAACAATTTTAATGTCATAATTTCCGGGAGGAAGTACAGCTTGCCATTTGCCAGAACTAGTTGTTCTGGTTTTAGTCTCTATCTTGTTGGTTAGCTTATTTGTAATTTCAACGAACGCTAAAAAAATAGCCTTACCGCCCTTATCTACGACTCTCTGCTCTACAGAGACTTTATTGATGTTTGAAGTCGCTTCCTCAGCCTGAATCTTAGGAAGATTGGGCATAGAAATATTTTTCCAATCATCATTAGATGTTTGAAGTGGTGCTCGCGGCGGAACCTTCGTTTGGATAACTGAAACAGGAGGTACTGGCGCAGTAGGTTTGCTAACTTGCGCCATTTGAGTTGGCGTAGCATAGGTCTCGGGTCTAGAAGTTCGCCTAAAGCCTAATGGGTCAGCTTCCATCTTAATATTTAAATCTGGCTCAGGTGCCTCCGCCTCTTCAATAGAGAAATGTGGCTTTTTCGACCCCACATCTTCCTTCATGGTAAAATGAAGGTTTGGGTCATCAGACTGTAAATATTTGATTATTTCGCTCAATTTATTCGAGTTAATTTTATTGTTTAAACTTAAAGATCTAACTTCTGCAAGGATTTGATTCACTCCCGCTTCAATCATCAATAAAATATCTGTGGCTTTTCTAGGTTCCAAAATAACTCCTTAATCAGTAAGGAAAACTCCGACCTTAATCTTCATTTTCTTTAAAACTACTATATCATCAACTGAAATTTCGCTTGATTTACAGAGCGGATGCTCTCCAAATACCAATTTCTTTACTTCTTTTTCAACGGCTTCAAGTGTGCCGCTGGCTATAATACTATCTTTAATCACTAAGATATAGTCACCGTTTATTGATGATTTGCTAGACGCAACCTCACCAACATCGTCGTTATCATCGATGTCATCATAAACAGTTATATCTCGTTCGGTAGGCGGAGCTTCCATCATTTCAGGTAAATCGGCATAATTATTATTATCATATTCATTGTTATCAATGAATTGATGGTGTGGAACATTTAAACTTTGATCTAAATCAAAGTATTCCTCATTAGGACCCCATGTGTTTTCAATGTTGTTTCCAACATTTGGCATAGAGCCCAAACTTATGACCTCGGAAGGAAGCTCGGCGTACGGAACGTTTTTCGAAATAGATGGCGGTGGTCTAAGCCTCGGATTATCATTAGATCTTGGCGTGGGTTGCCTTATTGCTTGAACGCGATTCATCGTATCAGGCACGGTTGCTGATGCGATGTATTCGGGCTCAAGACCCCTAACTTTATATTGGGGGACATAAGGCTTAAACTTGGGAGTTTGCCCACGAGCAGGATTTTTGAAAAAAGGACGATTAGACATTTATACCAACTTATTTAGTTTCTTGGATGCGTGATTTCTTTTTAAACTTAGAATCTTCTTTTGAAGAAGTATCATCAGAATACTTACTTTTCATTTCTAATTCTAGAATTTTTCTTTTCATCTCGTTGCGCTTGCGGCGTTTTCTATCAGATGGTTTTTCATAAGATTGTTTTTCCTTATAAAGAGAAAGGATTCTTTCCTTTTGTACTAAAGTACGGAAAGCCGTCATCGCTTTGTCAAAATTGCCGTAAAGCACTTTAACTTCAAGATGTTGAGCTTGCACAGGTTGTATGTGCGCAAACTCTGAAATATTTTCGAAATCACCTCCCTTCATATTTCTGCTAGGGTTTCTTTTGAAGGACTTGTTGTACTTCATATTTATCAACTAACCTCGTCTATGTAATAGTATCGTTTGTCGGGCTTCAATAGTGAAGCCTGACGATTACATATATCCGGCGCCGAGGCGCCTAAATATATAAAATTAAGTTAAGCTACGTTTTTCACTTCTATTTGTTTAGTATTTCTACAATTAGGATAATTTGAACATCCTAAAAATTTATTTCCTCCAACTTTAGTTTGGCGGACAATCATCGGACTTTCACATTTTTCACATGGGGCGGAGCCCTTGCTAATGTAAGCCTTATCTAATTCTTTTTTGAAAGGATTATAAAACGCACCAAGCATGTCTGTAGATTCTATTTTACCCTGCTCAATAGAATCCAGTTTATCTTCCATCTCAGATGTATAATCATAATTCATAAAAGTGAAAAATTCAGCCAAAGAATCAGTAATCGTCTTACCAAGATCAGTAGCATGATACACATTACCGTGTTTCTCGACATAATTTCTATTACATATTTTTGACAATATGTCTGCGAAAGTGGCGGGGCGTCCAATACTTTTAGCAACTAAAGTTTTAATAAGAGTATCTTCTGAAAACCTTCCCGTGGGTTGAGTGAATTTTTGCTCACAAGTAACAGGATCTTTACCCAGCAAAGTAAGCTCATCGCCTTTATTTAATAAAGGAATGTCAATTTTACTATCGTCAGTCGCTCCGAGCACTTCCAAAAATCCCTTATCTTTAAGAGCCTTTCCAGAAGTCTTCAAAATCATTTTCTTATCAGATTTCAAATAAATTGAAACTTTCATGGTGTCATAAATCGCAGGCATCATTTGACTTGCCACGAAATATTTCCAAATCATCTCATAAACTTTTTTCTCGCTTGGATCGGCTAATTCAGGAGTATTAGGTCGAATAGATAAATCTGTTGGACGAATACATTCGTGAGCATCCTGTGCAGCATCTTTATTTTTATGAACGTTAGCGGTTTTGGGAAGAACATATCCTTCATCAACAATAAATTTTCTAACAGATTTTAAAGCATCCTCTTCAACGCGAACAGAGTCAGTACGAATATACGTAACATATCCGGTCTCATAAAGGGTTTGAGCAGCTTTCATAGTCTTATCTGCACTTAGACCAAACTTTTTAGACATGATCCTTTGAAGCTCAGAGGTAACAAGCGGGGCAACTGGCTTTTTCTTCTCCTCTGAAGACTCCACGGATGACACGACATAAACTGCGTCGTTTTTATCGCTGCCTTTCAATCCAGATAAAACGATCTTTGCGTCAGCTTCGCAACTAACTTTAGGATCATATTTCACCCAAAACCCCATCTTGGCGTCTTTGGTGAGATTGGATTTAAGCACCCAATACTCTTCGGGCTTGAAAGTCTCAATTTCTCGTTCTCGATCGATAATCATCCGAGTAACAACAGACTGCACTCTGCCCGCCGAAAGATTCGGTCCAAAAAAATTCATCAAAAATGGTGAGGTCATGAAACCCACAATTCTATCTAAAATTCTTCGAGCTTCCTGAGATTTAAAAAGATGCATGTTTATGTCGCGAGGATTCTTAATCGCTTCCGTAACCGCTTTCTTTGTAATCTCTCTAAACTCTATTCTTTTAATAGGCTTCCCACAATCAACCAATCTATCATGAAGGTGCCAGGCGATAGCCTCACCCTCACGGTCGGGGTCGGAGGCTATTAAAATATTATCACACATTTCTGCGGCAGTCATTAATCCTTCAAGGATCTCTAATTTATCCTCTTGAAGAACATATCTTGGCTTGAACTTATTGTTCAAATCAATGCCTAAATTGAAAGATCCCCCTTTGGCTAGATCGGTAATATGACCTACGCTAGATAGGACTTTATAGTCCTTACTTAAAAAGGTTTCAATTTTTTTAGCTTTACTTGGACTTTCAACAATAATTAAAGTTTTCATAATGGGTCTCGCAATAATTTCATATATTTATGTGGAAACGATAAAAAATCTAAATGACTTCTTTTACGAAGTATTCGATGAATTAAAGTGCCAACCAGATACTAAAGCCTATATCGTTAGTATATTTACTAAATATAAGGCGGCAGATTTCGATTTATCTAAAGATAGCATCACTTTGACCTACGCGCAAGCTAAAGACAAAAGAGATTTTATGATATTTCAAAATCTAGGCGATTGGATATTTTTCTCTCAATCATTTTTGCCAGAGCACCTCAATAATGCTAGCAAAGAGTATTATCAATCTATAGGACGATTATCTTACTATTCATGTTATCAAATAATAAACAAACAATGGAAATTGTTTGAAGAGCTTTCTGATAATTTTATTCCTTTAGAGAGAGTAACAAGAAGCATACTTCAAAGAAGCGGGACCTTAAGGATTACATAAAGATATAACTTTTGATCTTTCTGATACTATTGCTACTATTCTTTTTCTCATTCTATTTACATGGGACATGCCGCCCATCTGATAATGGGGCGGAACTCTCAAGTGGGATACTAAAACTTTTGTACCAGGCTTGCTAGTTTTAAAAAACATTCTCAGAAAACTGTATTCTTTTATGTCAGACATTAAAGAGGCTTTGCTATCAACATTAATAACATTTAACAACTTACCAATATAAAATGGTTTAGAGTGAAAGGCGGATCTTCCTCCGACATAAAATTCTTTCGTTCCATTTTTAACCTCTCTTTTTGGAGAGATTACTGCTTCAAAAGTACTTATTCCATCAAACAAAGATAATTCACTTGACAATAATGAATCGACTCTAACGTTTAGTTTTTCGCGCTTATAAATAAATGGTAATTTAGATTCTAGTATAGAGATGTATTCTTGAAATATTTTACTCTGTAAGCTACTATTCTTTTTACCATGTACCAAATAATCTGTCATTTCCGTAGGCATTCTGTCAGTTAGATTTAAAAAAGCTTGCCCGATAGAAATTTTATGAATCACCGTCGAATTATTACTACTAAAAGCTACGGTGTTCATCTCATCATTAATTGAGTCTTGCAATAATTGCACCGATAAAGACTTGTCTTCTTTTAGAATTGATTTATCAAGCAAAGCGTTTAGAGATACGCTTAAATATTCCGAAGGATGCTTCATATCTTTCAGACCACATCTATTTCCAACAAAGTGGCAATCATAATAGGGACAAGATAAATCATTACCAATCATTGGCTGAGGAATAAACCTTTTACAATTTGGGCACTTATATCCTTTTTTTAAATGCTCAGAAAAAGTGCTCCGCAAAACTCTTTCTTTAAGATCTAGGGTGCCTTTTAATTTTAAAGAGCATATGTCGCAAATAAACCTCTTGCTAAAACGCAAAATAGTTTTTTTGCCTAAAAAACTACAACCTGGACACATAAAACAAGTTTGATTCATTTTTTACCAAAAAGGCAACAAACTTCGTCTGGCGAAGTATATGCCACTTGAAATCTTTGTAGATCGAACTTAGAGTCTCTGATGAGGGCGTCGCCTGAACCAATTAAACGTTCGGCTCCGACGGCATCTAAAATAATTCTAGAGTCGATATGACTGGAAACTTTGCAAGAAATTCTTGCCGGAAAATTTGCCTTAATAATTCCATCAATCACATCGACAGACGGTCTTTGAGTAGACATGATTAAATGAATACCGGCTGCTCGGCTTTTCTGAGCCAAACGAATTAAACTCTTATAAAAAAGCTTATTCTCATCTTGCATAATTAAATCAGCGTATTCATCTATAATTAGAACTATGAATGGAAAATTATCCGCAAACAATTTTCTCTCTTTAATTTTTTGATATCTTGAATCCATTTCAAGGCACAAACTCTCAATCATAATTAAACAGTCCGCAAATTCATGAGCTACATTTAATTTAGGAAGGTTAGCCTCTGAATACTTATAAAATTCAATATTCTTAGGATCCATTAAATGGATAGAGACCTTTGGGTACAATAATAAATTCGCAATGATTGTATGTAATAAAGTGCTCTTGCCTGATCCTGTCGTTCCGGCAATTAATAAATGTGGGTTAGCAGCAATATCAATCCATAAAGGATCGTTTTGGAGAGTCTCGCCCAAAAGGCAAGTTAATTTTCCCTCAGGACGCTCAATTTGATACGCTATATCAAATAGCGAAGTTTTCTCTCGTTTAGAATTTAAAAACTCTAACTGAATGATACCCTCTTCGGGCGAGATAATTAAACGAGGCTTACCCGCTTTTTTAAGAGCAAGAGATAACTCGGTAGAATATTTTTCAATATCCCTAACCTTCGCACCCGGCTTTAGCTCTATATCATAAAAGCAGGCATTTTTATACTCTGAAAAGTTATTACAAAGAGCTGCAATTTTAAATGCAGCTAAAATGCTATTTAAATTTTCTACTTGCCACATTCTTATTAATTATATAATAAGGCTTGAAATTCTGCGCGCAATAACAAAAAAATATCGATAATTAATTTACAATCGAAATTGGATCACCTATTTGAATACCTAATTTCTCACAACTCCCTCTAGGAAATTCTACAACCAAATCTGATGGAGTATATCCGCCGATCATTTTTGTAGATAGCGGCTCTCCTTCATGAATTGCAATGATTGAACCATTTAAAGCGAATACGATATCTAATGGCGCCGGAGTGTTCTTCATCCAAAAAATATTTATCTTCGGCTCTCCATAAACAAAAGACATAACTGGCGCGGGCGGCGGAACATACATTAATCCTGCGGCTTGCTCTTCTTCGGAAATAGCAATTAAAGTTTCAAACTCTTTTTCAGAAACTTTTAATGTGGCTTTCTTTTTAGAAATTGAGGCGGTTTTCACTAAATTGGGCGCAATGGCAGCGATTGCGGCGCCAAGCTCTTTTTTAGATTTTGTTCTATTTTGAGAGTAACTGGCTTGTTCTTGCTGAATTTTTTGAGCCTCCCCCACTAATAATTGGAAATTTGAAGATAATTCGGATAAGAAAGAGCCTATATCTTGAGGCAAAGGGTCTTTAATATTGCTGGGAGTCAATCCATATTTTGAATCGCCTTTACCGCTTAAAGCCGCTCTAAGCGCCTTAATCTTAGACATAAACTCTTTGGAGGCTATACCCCAATTCTTTTTATGATCTCTAAGTGCCTGTTGCACAGGATCTGTAGATTTTGCAAACCTTTCCATATTATAATAGATTTATATTGCTATGAATCAATTTATCTTTTATGCTGCTTATTATTGAATTCCAATTGTTCTGCGCATGAAATACAATTAGAAAACTCCGGATTATGCTGAAGTCTTTTTTAAGCGATGGGTTCATCACACTCTTCACACAATCCAAAATTCTTATCTTCGAGTCTTTTTAAAGCATTTTCAATTTTGAGTAGCTTTTGCGCATCCCTCTTGATAAATTGCTGATTTACAACGGCAATAATTTTTCCTTGAATTTCATCAGTTTCATCACCGTCAATATCAACTTCACTAGAATAAGTTTTTGCCATGATGGCAGATCTCTCTTCCAATAAACTCTTCTTAATTTTCTCTAATACAGATTTCTTAATCATTTTATTTCCTTTAAATAATCCCTTTTAACAATAAAAGTCCCTTGAGGTTTTTGGGCTTGTTTTCCATCAACCCTCTTATCAAACAGAAGATATGCGCAGTTATGCGGCTCATTAGTAAATAATGCCTTCACATACCAATCATCATAAATGGCATTCTTATTTTCTCCAGAAAATGCAACGCTAGTATATTTCTCTTTCTGAATTACCTTTTTTGTAACGAAAGGTCCGTGACAGCTTTCAGCTTTAACTTTATTAGTTTCTTCAAACTTCTGAAGAGCCTCCTCTGAAGAGGAGGCTTCGATAGTGTTAGAGACGCTTTTTTCTTCAACAATTCCACAGCATACGAAAACCACCTTTCGAGATCTATTCATCGTGTGGCTCTAAGAATGTTTTGGCAACATCTAAGTTTTTAATAATAAAACGCCTCAATTTATTATTCAATTCAAACCGCAGGATATTATTACCTTTTGACATCTCGTATTTTTTAGTATATAAATTGTAATGTTTTCGTGGATTAAGTTTTCTTAAAACAAATTGTCCAAAATTAATTATCTTGATTTTTTTGTTTAAGATTAACTCTGCCACAATCTCGTCCAGCAAAATATTAATGACGCTCATTACGTGAGCGTGGTGAATTGAATTGTTTATTTTCTTTAATACATATTGCCAGAGAAATCGCCTATCTATACTTTTTCCAGGTACTTCTTTCATTTAAAATTTCTCTCTTTAAGAAAAGAGGTAAAATCATTGTAACGTTCAGCTGGAACTAATTTAGTAAGATTTTCTATCTTAAGAATTTTCAAAGAACATAACTGTTTAACGATAAATAAAGCGTCTTTTCCAAGAACTTCAGTAAAAAACTCTACCTTATCTAAAATTGGTAGCGATTTACAAAGGCTAGCTGCAAGCGACAAATTAGTGATTTGATGAAACTGAAGTAGTTCCTTTTCTTCTGCGTTATCTTTCGTGCCATATTTAAAAGACATAACTACATCAATTAGTTTAGATCTTTTCTTTTTCAAATCATTAATCTTCTTTAATTGATTATCGATCGCCTCAATCTCTGATTGAGCTCTTTTGACAATATCTATAGGGGTAATAATGCCTTGTTTAGCCGAAGATGACACAAAATCTGCAATGAAATTAGTATCCGCTTTTTTACCTTTCATTCCTCATCCTCAAATTCAAAAATAACCTTTATCAAAGACTTCATACTTTCAACTAAATCATCTTCAATAGAAACCTTATTCCAATTAGATAGGACATCTTTAAGTTGTTCCATTCCACCTAAAAATGTAGCCTGCAAAAATGTATTAGTTTCTGCCCAATTATCTTCTTCAACGGAAAAATATATTTTGCCGTCACGAGGCTCATTTTCATTTAATGAAATATAGCATCCGTAAGATGGGCAATTTTCTAATTTAACAATAAGAACAAATTCTTTATCTGGATCTGAATCGGTTAATTCAGTTAATAACATTCTTAATTTTGAGCCACCCAAATCAACTTCAGCTCCCCACAACTTAAGAATTTTATCATCTTCCAAATCAATAGTTTGATTTAAAAGGAATTTCTTGTTTTGAACAGAAACTTTCATTGGAGAAATGACTCCGATGTTATTAAATATATGTAAAGCTATTTGGTTGGTTAAATCACTTTCCATTTTTCAATCCTTTGAAACTAGCAATGATATTATTAATGTTTTTCATCTCAAAATTTAGGACGGGAAGCTCCTTTAAATTTTTCTCAATGTAGTCTTCGTATTTGAAACTATCTCCGGCAATTCTACGCCTTGATAACTCTTCCATCGCAAGCACTGATAATTTTTCATATAATCCCAAATATCTGTGTGAGATTACGAAATCAGATAATTTCTCGGAAGAATAGCTTGGCAAATTATCTTTAATTTCATCTTCATTCATTTCGATTTCAGAATCATCTTCTGATTCTTCCGGAATTTCTTCTAACAATTCTTTTTGCATTTCTAATAGCTTTTTATACATCTAGTTTCCTGATATGTGGCGGAGTTGTAAGTTTTACTTTCAGCCCGCTGAATTTTTTAGCAAACTGAAAAACATGAAATTTCATGTCGAAAAAAGTTTTGTTGAAATTTATAATGTAACCTAAAATCAAAAATTCTCTAATTGATTCAAAGACCGCCCTTACAATAACGCTAATCTCACTCTTGTCAATAAGCGGATATTTAGCATAAATTTTATCAACAATGAAAGATAAATGCTTTATATTAATAGGTTGTTCTCTATTAACAAGATTGATGATGTCAACTTCACTTAGATTTTCAAAATAGAACTTTCTGATCGTCTTAACTTTTTTCATACATTATTCCTGATACGTTAGGTATATATTAAATACAAATGTCGGCGTCTCCCTCGCGGGAGATCATATATTCTCCTATCCTATATATCCTAGTCGTTTGTCGAGATCGACCTCGATCTCAAAAATCCTATATGTAAGTCGTTTGGATCAGTTAGCTAATATCATATTTTAGAAATTGCAAGGTAAAGATATAAATTGCCATGAGTCAAAAGACGTGGATAGGGATCTATTATCTGAAAGGAAAGTTTGAAAATGATTGAAAAAACATTAGAATTAGGAAGTCGCGAGCTGTTGGTTGTCGGTCCCATTTACGATAAAGTTGAAAAATTACCCCTATTATCTAAATTAGTTCAAGATAAATTGGTAATATTTTTAGGAGATGCTTGTTATCCATATAAATCTATTCCTGAAGCCGTCGCTCGATTAAATGAATTAAGATCATTTATTGAAGAAAATAAAGCACTATATTTATTAGGTGATAAAGATTTGGTTTTTATGAAAAAAATATGCAATAGCAACGTTGATACATATGATTGGCTAAGCTCACAACGAAAAGCACTTCGATTTTCTTTTAATAATGGCAGCAATGTCTTGCTTATTCATGGTGGAATTTTACCAAGACATTCCACCTGGAATCAGGCTCAGACTGATACTGAATCTGCTTTCGTTTCTCAAAACAAAGAAACCGGGAAAAATTGGCATGAAGAGTATGACGGAAGGTTTGGTTATGCAATTTCTAGCCACACTTATCCGGTAAGTTCAGAAGTTAAAACTTTTAATCATTCTGCAAGTTTAGATACTAATTGCTATGAAACCGACAAATTAGCCGTTCAAACTTTTGGACCAAGTGGTCTTGGTGAAACTTTATACATTTGAAATACTAATAAAAACATATTTACATAATTGATACGCTAAAGGATTTCATGGAAAAAGTCTATAAAATAGCTAATTTGTACGTGGCAACATTGCGTGCCATTTATTTTATTCATCAGAACAATCATTGGACCACAAAAGGCTCTACTTTTTATGGAGATCATTTATTATTTGAAAGATTATATGACGCATCAAAAGGCGATGCTGATATGGCTGCAGAAAAGATGATTGGTCTTTTTGGCGAAAAAGCCCTAGATTTTGAATTGCAAAATAGTTTTATGAATAAAATAGTATCTAAATACGCAGGTTTAGATGGTAATCCGGCTAAAATGTCTTTAACTATTGTTAAAGATTTTCTTCAACTATCTGAAAGCGTTTATAAAACTATTGAAGATGAAGGCTCCATGACATTAGGATTAGATGATATGATTATGGCAATCGCTAGTAAAAATGAAGAATCTTGTTATTTACTCCAACAAACCCTAGACTCTGAATAAATTGAGGAACTATGACCGATAAAAATAAAAAAATGATCGTTAAAATGGCCGCTATTATCAAACAACAACAGGCATTGATTAATAAGTTGGCTCAATTCGCACCTGGCACAAAGGGCGATCCGCTTGCTGATTTTGAGGGCAAGCCCCTTGACACTAGATCGCAGGCAGAGATTGCGGCAGAAGCAAAGGCAAAAGCTGATGCAGCTAGAGCAGCCGCAGCAAAAGCAGCTCCAAAGCCAGCTGCTCCAAAACCAGCTCCAGCAGCGGCGCCAACTACAACACCTTGGGCAAAGGTTGATACTACTGGTTATTGGGACGCGCCAAAACCATCACCAACTCGTGATACCACGTCATTTACTCGTGAAAATGTTCGCC